GCATCCAGAAGATGTGCTTAACACAACCCCCGTTGCAGCATTTGTCCAGCTTCCGTAGCAGTTAATCACCGAAGTTGCTGACCAAGTAATCGTCACGTTACCCACAGCAGGGCCAGCAATGGTAATGTCTTGCGCGTTTGCGTTGGTTCCCACCGTGACGGCGTAGGCCGTGGCGTTGGATGAGGAATCAAAAATGACGTTATCAACAGACGTGGGTGCAGACGCTCCACTTGCCCCACCAGATGTGGCAGACCAGTTGGTCGTTGTTGTTGCGTCCCAAGTCCCCGCGCCGCCTACCCAGTAACGAGTTGCCATAGTTACTCCACAATCGGCTTGTCAGTCGGCCAAACGAAGGGCACCACAGGCCCGTCAACCACAGGTGGCGGTGTGTCAATAAAGTCCTTCCACTTGTCGTAGCGGGCCTGCTTCATAGCCTCAATCTCTGCGTCGGTTAGGCCGTGGTCGTCAGCCAGATGAAGGGCGTCCGAGAAGCCGTTAATGGTGAAGTCAATTTTGATCATGCTAAGAACCGGAGTTTGTACAAAGTGCGGAGGTATATTTCAATGATGTTGTCAATCAACTGCTGCAAAGATGAATCAGATTTATCACAGATTTCGTATCTGCTATCTTCAATTTGCTTCAAAGAATCTTCCAAAAACTCAATGACGTTGTTTGTTTTCTTTGCTGATTGTAGGGTAATTGGCCCCAATAAACCATGCCGCCCTTGATAGGCTTCAGCAAAATCATCAGCCGCACCAATAATGCGGTCATAGAAAATGTTTAGGGCTACGTGTTTGGAATAGCTGCGGGTATTCAGATGCACCGAATGGGTAACATCCCGAGCCAAAAACAGCAATCCTACAAAGTCACAGGCTTTCATTGTGGCATTCCTTGTTGGGGCGGCATTTCACCCATAGTATCTTGCATTGACTCGCGGCCAGGCATTTCGCCCACCAGATCACCAGAAGTAATCATGCCGTGAACGGTGCCCATCACAATGTCTTGAATCTGCCCTGGAGACATAGATGCTTGCACGGCAGTCAAGCGCTGCGTTTCAGCTTGGTAGGCTTTGATTTCTGCCTCATAGTCCTTGCGCTTCATGTCTTGCGCTTCCATAGACTTAGACACGTTTTGTAGCATTGTGTGCATCTGTTCCATCTCAGCACCCATTGCCTGCATCTGTTGCTGTGCAGCGGCCAATGCTGGGTTGTCTTCGCCGTCGCCCATGAGTTTAGGGTCAATAGTCTTGGCAAAGCGTTTGGACATCTCTTGGGCACCAGGCCAGTCCATGTTTTTAACAAACAGGTCACCGGCCACAGTCCACAGTTGAGGATTGCCTTGCAACAGTTGTGCCATTGCTTCCAAAGCCTCTTGACGTTTGGTCGCGTAGCCTGGGCCGGTGGTTGCCACCACGTCGTACTTACCAACGCCAGGATTGTAAATTTTCTCAATCACAATCCCTTGCTGGTCAACAATCTTCTGGACCGGCTGCTGCTGGTCTGGGTTGATCTTGACCATCTTTGTCTCGCCGTCCTCACCAATGATGCGAGCAATACGCTGGGTATCGTAAATCTTGGGAATCATGTCCACCAATTGACGAGCAATATGCCGAACACCACGGGCCAAGTTGTCACCGTAGTGGTAAGTACCTACATCGCCTTCACGCTGACGCGCAAGAATTGCCTTTCCTGAGCGTTCGTTGGAACCCATGCCCAAAGAAGCGTTATATTGTCCTGTAGTAGATTTAATATCTTCTGCCGCACCTGCTTTGGCTTGTAATAGGCCACTAGAGGCCATTGGAGGTTGGGCACGCTGTGGTAGTGGCAAGATACTGCCTTGACCGTCTGTAACGTCAGGATTGACCTCCAAATACGGCCAGTTTTGGGTGTTAGCAGTTTTCCACTTGTCTTCATAGCCCTCAAACTGCCCACCGTAGCCAATAAACGGAGCCTTGGGGGCCAAAGCCAGCATCTCTGCCTCTTGGGATACCCAATAGTTGTACATCCGCTGGGCATCCTTGGCGTTTCGCACCAGTCCACTGACGTACAGACGGCCATCTACCTCAAATTCATTGCCAACAATGCGAATAACAGGTATCCACTTGCCAACCCACTCGCGCTGCTCAAGGATTTCGTATCCATTGATCTTGCAATAGCGCACCTTGGGCCGGTCAGACTCGCGAGACTTCAGCGGTTTGCCGTAAAACGCCTTTAATTGCTTGTCTTCTGGCGTTCCAACAAAGGCCGTAGCGTTGCCAGGGTACAAATTCAGCGTTGCGCGGTCATAGTCTATGTAATAGTAGTCCGCAATGCGGATTGTGTCCTCATTCAACCAGTTGGAAATTGACTGGTCGCCTACACCAAGAGATTGCAGGGTGGTAATGGGTGCCGAATCAGGGTACAGGCGGGTGTATTCTTCTTTGGTCAGGTCTTCCGTCACAAAACAATACTTGGCATCCGCGCCGGTCGGGTCTTGCATGGTCGGGTCCATGTACACCGAAAACGAATTGCGAATCCGGCCAATCTTAATGTCCTGATCAAACGTGTTGTCGTCGCAATACTCGGTCAGAAGGCGTATGTACCCCTCTCCGTAAGCCACTTGGTTCTCGCAAGCCGTATCATAAGCCACGTCAGCATCGCTCATGTACTCAATGTGCCGGATCATGCCGTTAAAAATCTCAGCAATCTCCACGTCGGCATTGCTGTCCACTGGAATGACTTTGGCACCTGGGCGGTTCTGCCGCTGGTCGTTGGTAACTTGGCGAACGTGCTGCGGCAGCTTGTTAATGGTCAGCGTAGGACGCGCATTGATAGTCTGACCTTGCACCGCACCACGGGTAGCTAGCACGTCGGCAGGCCATTGCCAGCAATTGTCCGGTGAGCCAGCGTAAAACTTCAGGTCATCGTTCTCATCCTCACGCGACTCTGAAAGCGCCGACATAGCCATGTCAAGCCGAGAACGGGCCGTGGCAAGGATTTCGGCATCACTCTTGTCTTTTGCCGAACCGCCAACAGCGACTGCGGCAGCGGCGGTGATACCAGTAATGTCCATTATTTTTTACCTTTTGGCATTGGCTTGGCTGCATTCTTTACAGAATACGCAATTGCCACAGCTTGTTTGACAGGTTTTCCAGCCTTAACCTCTGCCTTGACATTAGCACGGAAGGCAGCCGGTGATTTGGATTTAACTAATGGCATGGCTATTTCTTTTTCATTGGCTTGGCCGTCTTGGCCGAATCCCTAAAGTCCTTGGCGCTAGGCGCTGCCTTGCTGCCGACCTTGTTCATCTTTTCACCTGAACCAGCCTTGATACGGGCTTGTTTGGCGTGAATATTTGCATAGAGTCCAGGTTTTGTAGCCATGATAAACACTTCCATCTTGCTAGTGCAGCAGCTTTGCGGGTGGGATTACCCTTTTCATCTTTCATTGGCCCAGGCACGCCAGACATACGGGCGCAGAATGAGTCTTTGCGTGCGCCACCTTGAGGCTGCGGCGCTTTTAAGTTACTACCAGTTGCGGCATTGTACTTCTCGCGACCTTTGGCCGTCAGTCCAGCGCCTTTGGAAGTAGGCAACTTTTCGCCACGGCCTACTGATAAAGATACTTTCTTTGTCGCCATCTTACGCCCCCATCCATCCAGTTGCTACAATTTTCTGGCCGGAGTATACCCTTTGGGTTTTCTCAGTGTACTCCCTGTGCGCCACAGGAAATGCAAATGTAACGCATATTGCATCTGCCGCATCAGGACTAGCCAGCCCCCTAGCTTTCATCTCTTTCTTGCTTTCCAAAAAGATTGTACCCCTTGAATCCGGCTTCATTATGGGCGAAATCAAGTCCGTCTTCAAGAACCGGTCATTTGGAATGCTCGCACTCTTGAGCCAATCCCGCATATCCCCCCACATCTGGGCGCGCATATTTCCATACATTATAGGGTTCTTGGCCTTGTTGCCAAAGTTGATCCCTTTGATCTTATACCGCTGCTCCTTGAGCCTATCCACAATCCCAGCCCCCAACCCGCCCTCATCAATCACCACCAACGTAGGCTTGTACTCCTCTATTGCCTCAATCACATGACCCACCACCGTCATGGTGTCATCTCCTCGGTGCCGCATGATCTTCACTATATCCCTGCCCTGCCTCACCGCAATCACCGTAGCATCCGCACCAAACCGCGCAGGGTCTACACCAATCACAATAGGTGCCGACTGATCCTTGTACTTAGGCCGCTTCATCGCCTCATCCACAATGTCACTAGATATAAACTGGTCATCCCCCGCACTTGGAAACATTCCGTACACCTCAACGTGCGCCTGGCTGCTATCCGGCCCGTACTCCTGAATGATGCGCTCATAAACCTGCTTGTCCGTCCCCTCCACCGTCCTAGCATCCACCACCTTAGTCTGCCAAAACGCCCTCTTACTATTGAAGCACTCATAAAAGTACCCCGTGTTGCGCCGCGGGTTCGAGAACGCCAGCCAAAAACGATTAGGCGTGTTTTCAGTAAAAAATCCACCAGTGACAGCCCATATCGGATCAGCAATACCAGACGCCTCATCAAAAATCACCAGCACACCGTCAAAGTTGTGCACACCAGCATAAGCATCAGGATTCTCTTCTGACCACAGCCTGCCCTCAACACCCCAGTAGCGCGTACCCTTCTTCAAGTCCGTCTCTACCAACTCAGTCAACCACTTGGCCGGAGCCAATCTTGTAGCACTAACTTCAAACCAATGCGAGTTAAGTGACATAGCCAACCACTTAGTAATCTCAGCCCAAGTAATACTTCGGAGTTGGTTTTCACTATTGGCTGAAATAATAGTTGTTGAACCAATACGAGTAGTCAGCATCCAAATAGTTAACCATGATACTAATGCTGACTTACCAATACCACGTCCACTAGATATTGCTTCCTGCATTACTTGGTAATCTACTCTACCTTGGTTACTTTGTATATGGTCAGTTATATCTTGCAGAATCTCACGCTGCCATTTTCTTGGGCCAGAGAAATGTTCTAGCGGAGTACCTTTAACACCCCACGGGAATACATACTTAACAAACGCCAGTGGGTTATTACTTAATGCAGGACTCCAAAGTAATGCCATTAACTCTTGTTCATCTTCTGGTTTGTAGATTGTGGTTTGCATTATTCGGCGTCCTGATATATCCAATGAGGTGAATCATCAATCCATATGTCGGCTTTGATAATCTTGGCTTTGGCGGTGCGGCTGGTGTAGACAACTTCACAAGGTGAGTTTTCAATAGTTTCTGATGGATAACGCATGGTTACAATTTTTACAGTGTGGCCGTTAAATTTGGCGTCTTTTATAAAACGGTTCCAAAGTTTGGGGTCAGCTGTGTAGGTTTTATCGTAATCAAGTGCAATGATCATGTTTTGGGTTCTTAGCAAGGAAATGGTGTAATTATTGCAATAAAAAAATAAAAATTGTTCGCGGAGGCTCCGTCACCGTTGGCCCTTAGCCGTCGGCCCTACCCTCCCCCTCGTCGTGCACATCTTGCACATTGGATGCACTCAGGCGCGGTGTAACGTCGACCACGTCAACTAGGCGTGATTGTGCTGCGGCCAAAGCGCCGGTGATGCTGATTCGGCTGTCGCTTACGCTGACATCGAGACGGTCCCCGTACACTTTTGGTGCGAGCTTGGACGCGCGCCACCGCATAGAGTCGAGCACGACGCGCGCGGCATGGCTATCCATCGTGCCGGCCGTCACAGCCTCTTCAACGGCTTCCATGCGGTCGAATAGCGTATCAGCTTGCGCCATGCGAGCGCGCGCGTACCTGACGGCAAAGGCGGGATCAGCAACGATCCACCGCTGCACCGTCCTGAAATCTGGCATCCCTTCGTCACCACAAACCTGGCGCAGACTCCGGCCAGTCTGAAGCTCAGCCACTAAATGTTCTTGAATTTCGCATACTTCGGCCATTTCATATGCCATAAATCATCACCCCAAAAATAGTTCAACACCTATCGAATTATCACCCAAAAAACGACGCAACAATCTTACACAAATGCACAAACCCTAGGGGTTTTGTGCAAAATGTGTAAGAAAATCGTTGTTTTGCCCCCGATCTTACACAATGCATTGTGCATACATTGTGCAAGAAATGTAAGGGTAAACACCTAGAAAATAGTGCAATAAAACATGTTGCATGCTACAAAATCAGTTACACTAACCACATGGTGCAGCATAGGGCAGCACTTAAAAACCCAAAAGGAAAACCATGCTGCGCGAACAATTGCAAGCTCAAATTAACCGTCTGACTGGGACTAAAAATCAGTCTGAGCATTTAAAACAAACGCTCAGATTCGCGCGCGGCGCTCTTAAAAGCACCCTTGCCACTAACCGCGAATTGGCAGAATGGATAGCCAAACTTGAAACCCTGCAACACAAAGGATAGCATCATGAGAATCCAATATAAATCAACACTGCCTAAGATTACCGAGATCGAGATCAAGACAATGGAGTCTTGGCTTGCTACTGGTGCAATTGTCTTGACCGACACCGGATGTGAAAACTTGTACTTTGTAGACCAGTTTGGCAATCAGTTCTACTGTAAGTGCTATCCCCAGTGACAGTCCCAGTCCCTGCGCCTACATCGGGCGCAGTGGCGGGAATTGTCCCGATAACCAAAGGAAAATTATGGAGCACACAAGAATCGCGGCCGCAGTAAAAATTAGCGTAACGTCAAAATTAGACGGCATTCGCTCATGGAGCCTACAGGCCATTGACACGTGCCCTGGCTCGATTGAGTCGCCCGGCGTACTAGTTGACGCGTGCAAAGGATGCTACGCCACAACGGGGTTTTATGCTATGGAGACAGTGCGCGCGCCCCGGCTCCACAATCAAGAGGACTGGCACCGGCTCGACTGGTGCGACGACATGGTGCGCGAGCTTGCGCGCGATGAGTATTTTCGTTGGTTGGATAGTGGCGATCTATATTCTCTTGCACTTGCTGAAAAAGTGCTCGAGGTAATGCAACGCACGCCATGGGTTAAGCACTGGCTCCCCACGCGTATGCATAAATTCCCGAAATTTCGCATGGTATTTGACGCCATGCGCGCACTGCCAAACGTATCTATTCGGTTCTCAGCTGATTCGATCGACGGCTCTTATATTCCAGGTTTGCATGGTTCGACAATTGGACCGGATGCATCGACGTTCGAGCCGGTGGCCGGTGCGTCACTTTGCCAAGCATATGACCACGGTGGGAAATGTAACGGCTGTCGCGCGTGCTGGGATAAATCTATTGATCTAATATGCTATCCGGCGCACGGCCGCAAAATGCTGAAAGTAATTAGCATTAAATCAGTCTAATATTTTCTCTAAGCGCTTCGGGTAAGCGCTTAGGGGCCGATATTGGCCGCATATTATTGGAGAATAACCATGCGTGAACATTACACCCCCACACACCAGCGCTACCCGCTGGCCGATATAGCCCTCGCTGTAGCCATAGGCTTTTGCCTGGCTATGCTTTTAGTTACATGGTGGGCATCATGAACACCCGCCAGCGCGACCTTATGGAGGATTATCAGGAATACGGCCACGACAATGACGTAAGCGAAAAAATAGAGCATCTTATGGCCGAGTACCATTGGACCCGCTGGGAGGCTATGGAATATTTCTACTACGAACCATATGACCCCATCGACTGGGTTGGCAGCCCCTGGGAGGTTGACGAATGCTCGTTGCCGCCCTACTAGCGGCCCTTATAGCCCTGATTCTTGGCCTCTGACACTTAACCCCAGCCCACTTAGCCCGTGGGCTTTTTTATGCTCTCAATTTTTGCCTTTGCATCCTCAAACCCGTGCCCCACAATCACTTGATCGCCGATCCCCTGAAGGTACGCGATCCAGTCCCTTTGGACTGGTGATACCACGCCGCCCGTGGATTGCTTCATTTCGATCCATAGGGACCACGCGGGAACGAATAGGTCCGGCACTCCCGCTGTGACCCCCTCGGCCTTCAAGCTGGCGCCCTGGGCCATGCTCCGGCCCCCGCCATTCGGTATGGCAAAGATCCGCACGTTCGGCCACTCGCGCCGGAACCACGATACTAATCGCACCTGTTCGAGGTGTTCGCTATTCAAAATGGAAGCTCCCATTCCCAGAGAGAACAACCTCCTGGCTCACTCGCAAAATCAACGGGTGGCTCGTCGTCAAACTCAGCGCAGCGCCCCTCCTTGCTGTAGTGGTCGCAGGTATGGCATACCCTTGGCGGCTCGGCTCTCAGGGTGGTGCGGTATAGGGTGACGATCTCGGGTTCTGGGTGTCTCATTGGGTCCATGTCCTTTGTAGTACGGTGAAAAATTTACCTTCGCGCTTAAACTCAATCTGTGCCGGTGGCTGGCCTTCGGTGAGTACCTGCGCCATTTCGTGCAGGTCGGCGGTGCCGTAGTCCAGCACCACGCCTGCTTTATGGGCCACCTCGGCCAATAGCCTACGCGATTTCTCGCCTGCGTAGCCGTCATGGGTCACAGCCAAATATTCTGTCACTGGTGGGTCACTCAAGCCCCCGTAGTAACTTAACGCCAACATCTCCTTCCCACTTGCTCGGCTGATGTGCTTGCGCCAGGTCCATGAGGTAACGTCAAGGTCCACGCCCTCATTGCCCATTATGTCTAGATTGTGCAGCTTCAAGGCTGGCCGGACCGGCTCGGGAAACTCAGCCCCGCAAGCTGGGCAGACGCGCACCGATAAGGCGCATATTTCCTGGCAGTGGTCGCAGACCTTAACCGGCGCCTCGCCTACCTTGTCACCCTTCTTAGGTGGTGGTCTCACTGCGGTAATGGGGCCATGCTGCTCTACCACGCCCGCAAAGTCTAAGACCATGCAATCGGTTTTCCCGTCAGCAATCCGCAGGCCCCGCCCCGCCATCTGGACGTATAGCCCTGGTGACATAGTAGGGCGCAGCATAGCAATCAGGTCGATCATTGGCGCGTCAAAGCCGGTGGTCAGTACATTGGCATTGGTCAGCGCCTTTATGGTGCCTGCCTTGAAGTCGGTCAAAATCCGGTCACGCTCGGCGCTTGGCGTGTCACCGGTCACGCACTCGGCCACAATGCCCTGCTCTGTCAGCGCGTCCCTTATGTGCTGGGCATGGGCAACCCCAGCGCAGAACACTAGCCACGACCGGCGCTCACCGGCCAAACTAATGATTTCCTGCACCACCTTGGCGTTCTTGTCGCTGGTGTCTACTGCTGCTTGCAACTCGGCCTCGATGTATTCCCCGCCACGCTTTTTCACCCCATCCACCTCCAGCTTGGTGGCCGTCAGTTTGCTGCGAAGGGTGGACAAAAAGCCTTTGAAAATCAATTCCTCAATGCTTACCGGCTCAATCAGCGCGTCAAAGATGGCCGGTTTGTCGGTGATGTAGCCATGCCCTAGACGGTACGGGCTGGCGGTAAGTCCTATCACCCTCACATTATGATTTGTCTGATAGATGTCCGATAGAAGTGTCCGATAGCCGCCCTCATCCTTATGGCTCACCAAGTGGGCTTCGTCGATGATGACTAGATCAACGTGGCCGATCTGCTTGGCTTTGGTTCGCACCGACTGAATGCCTGCAAATGTAATTGGCTCTCCCATCTCCTTACGGCCAAGCCCCGCAGAGTAAATGCCCATCGGCGCGTTAGGCCAGTGCTGGCGCATTTTCTCGGCATTCTGGGATATCAACTCACGCTGATGAGTAAGCATCAAAACCCGAGTCTCCGGCCAAGATTGCAGCGCATCCTTGCACAGTGCCGCAATGATGTGGCTCTTGCCTGAGCCGGTGGGCAGCACTAGGCACGGGTTGCCCTCATTGCCTGCCTCAAACCATGCGTAAAGCTGGTCTATGGTGCGTTGTTGGTATTCACGGAGCATGGACAGCCTCCAACCTACAAACACCATCACTGCAACTCGGTGCCAAATTAGATTGGCAAACACCTAGTTTCTCGCAGGTTGGTTTTTTTGGCGGTACGGGCTTTACCCAAACCGACTTGTATTGAGGCTTGCTTGTAACGCTGCGAAACTCCGGTTCTGCTGGTGGGTTTCCGTTACAAGCATGGCGGTTAGCCTCTTGCAGTGATTGCCAAGCCCAATTGCATTCGACGCAGACCCAGTATGGTGGCTCTGAAGGTGGTTTTACTTGTTTAAGCATAATTATTCCAATATCAAAGACATTTGGCGTTTATCAATTACGATTGGATCGTTTTTAATAATTGCATCGTTGCATCCTCCAATAACGGTGTAATAAGTTTTTGGTGCTTTTGGATATTGAGCAATTAACGGATAAGATAATTTTGCAATCATATTTTTACGTTCATATTTATTTCCATTAAAATAAAAATATCTATGCTTTGGTGAAGGATTTATTGTTTGAACATTGTTTTCTTTGGCCCAAACAGAAGGATTTGTAACACCAAATTGATCTCTAAGTGACATGGGGTGAAGCGCTTTACCATTAACCATATACAATTTATCATGAGATGTTGTAGCGCCCGTATATAACCAATTAGACGCTTGATAAACAATTCCAACATGACCCAATGCACTATCCGCATAACTAATTACTGCTGATGGTTGTTCATTTAGCATTTTTAATGACTCTGCTATAAGCATTGACGCACAATTTTTGTTATTTCCATCAATAACCAATCGCGTTAATTCATATAAACGAAAATTACGGTTTTTAAAAGCGTGTTTTTGAATTGGCGCAGATGGCATTCCGTAACAAACAACACCGATTAATTTGTCGTTTTCATACAATCCAAACGCTTCCCAAAAAACACCAAGAGTTTTTCTGTAGTGCATTGTTTCAATTACAGATTTGGCCGTCTGCTTATCAATTCTTTTTGTTAAGTAGTTCATCCCACCACCCTAGCATCAAACTCAGACCTGATTTTATTTACAGTGGTGTCACCACAAGCCGCAGCATTAGCAAGCAATTCCTTGCTGCTATACACGCCCTCGCCTGGCTCACCATTAGCCAAGCCTAAACCATTAATTTCATAGACGGCAACCCAGTCGCTGGGGCTTTCTAGGCGTTTCCACGGCACCAAGTCAGGGTGCAGGACGTGGGCCTCGCAACCAGTATGTTGAGCTTCTGTGGGTATTACATCATCCCACTTGGCGCAGTGCCAAGTCGAATCCGACAATGGCGTTGCATGGGCGCAGGTGCGGCAGTTGACTTCCTTGGTGGTCTTGCTGCCGTGGCAGAAATCATGCCCCGCGCACATCTTGCACTCAAACCAAGTAGGGTCGGTGCTGATGGGTGGTGGCAGGCGGTCGGTCAGGGTAAGGCGCTGGCCTCTGGCAATGGCTTTCTCTGCATGGGCGCGGTCATACTCTAGGCGCTCTGTATATACACGGTCATCGTCTTTGCAGACGGCGACATACAAAGCGCGTTTCAGGTCGGTGCCGTGCATATACACTTGGCATTGTGTGAAGTGCATGGGCTTACTCTTTGCCACGCCATTTTTCTCCAAGTCATTGAATGACTTGAGACTGTGGGTTTTGAACTCCAAAACGTGTTCGGACTTTGGCGCACCAGGCACCCCCTTGCCAATCCCGTCCAAGCTGCCGCTAACGTGGCTACCAAAGTCCACCCGACGCTGGGTGCCTGATACGGTCATTCCAATGGCGCGCAGGTCGCTGATGATAGTGGCCTCCTCGTTAAAACCACGTCGAAACAAGCGCAGAATGCGACCCTTAAACTTTTCCTGCACTGCCCAGCGAAACGACAGCCACAGCCAGCGATCACAGTGGTGCCCAAGCATTGAGCAACCAAGGTGGGCACGAGGCTTTTCTAGCCGTGCCTCATGGGCTTGGTCAATCAGCGAAGTTATGGTAATCTCGGGTTCAGGTATTTGCATTGTGTGTTCTCCTGTTGGTTGGTCGATTGACCCCGCCTTAATAAGCGGGGTCTTTTTTTTACTTCTTAGCCCAAGGTGGTGCAGCCTTGGCAGCAGCCGAAGACGGTCCAGCAGCTTTGAAAGATGCTACGGGCGCAGGTGCAGTGCCGTTCAGCGCCCGAAATGCCTTAACCTCGTTACCTGCATACTCACCAGTCTTCAGCGACAATTTGATGCCAAGGTTGCCGCCGATAAGTTGGTCGGTGTCAGACACCTTAGCCAAACCAATAGCCCGCATGATGTCGCCAAGTTGTTGGCATCCAATCTCCTCGGCCTTCGTGCTGGCGTTCTTGATATTAAGATTGCCAAACACCACGCGACCTTGGTGGCTCGGACCGGTGATGGTGTACTTGACCGCAATAAACTTGCCGTCCCCTGCTTTTGTTTCCTTGACCTCAGCATTAACAATGGTGGCGTTATACCAACCTTCGGGCAAAGGTTCAAAGTTGTTATTACCAACGGGCAGCGTTTCAACGCTAAATTCTTCGTCTAAAAAAGCCATGATTTAATCCTTAGTAATTGTAAAAGTAGGGCGTCCAGGGGTGGACGTAATAGCACCAAGCAAAGGTTTGGTTACAACTTCAGCAGCCGCACCCCATGCCTTTGCGTTGATCTCGGGCTTCCAGCGAAAAAGGCTGGACAGGTGTTCAGACAGACCGGCTTCCGCAGCCAGCACTTGCAATTTGTCGGCGTCAATCTTTTGATTGATACGGCCTTCAATCTTGACGGTAAAACCTTCAAGTTCTTTTTTCACGGTGCCGTCCAAATTTTTAGGCAAAGCAAATTGAAGCGTCATTTCATCTTCAAGCTCTCTGCGATCAGCAACCGCCTTGGTTTCAACTTTTTTGGCGTCTAGCCAGCGTTGGTATAGGCTCATGCTGTCACCTGTTCCAAAAGATCGGCAATGGCCTCTTCTTCAGTGGCGCCGTGGCCTAGCGCATCTCCAGGCTCATAACCATCAATGTAAGCCTCCCAATCAAAGTCGCGCACAGGGATGGGAGGGTAAACAAAAGATGTTTTGATGTTCATGCTGTGTACTCCAACGCTTGCAATTTGCTAATACGACGCTGTATCTCTGTAACCTTAGTTTGGTAGTCGGCTGCTGCCTTTTGTTGCAATTCTTGCAAAGCCGCAATTTGCTGTGGGCGTGGATCATAATTTTCAGGAATGTCAAATTCAATCTCTTGTGACCCAACGTAAGTTCGGGTGTCAGTGTCCTCAAGATGGCAATAAAACACCTGATAATTGCCTTGATTTTCCCAACTGTGTTTGGTAAAAAAAATGTGCGCTGTAAGTTTGATTTTCATGCTGCACCGCCAATCTTGGCAATGATCTCGCCCAAGTCAGGGGCTTCCCAAGCGCTCAACTTTCCTGACCTATCCTTTGCAAGCCACAAGCCATCAGAGTCGCACATCAGGGCGCGTTGGGTGTTGCCCTCGGCGTCTTTCTCAACCCGCAGTGCTAACACCTCGTCGAAAAAGTAGGGCAATGCTTGGCCGGTCTTGTTGCCTGGCATAGAAGGCGAATACAGTACGCGACCCATCTCATCCTGCGTCTTCTCTAGCTTGGCGGTCATCAGAACGTGGCGACCTGGGATGTCGCGGAATGCCCGAATGATGTCAGCCATCTGTTCCTGCATAGCGCCATAGGCAGCGCGTGGGTCTTTGTTGACCTTCTTTTCATGATTCAGGCAAACTTCGGCGATCTCAGAAATCGAATCAAGGGCTACGCTCTTGTACTCAGACTCCAAAACCCATGAGTAGGCTTCCCGAAGATCATCCATACTTGTAATTTCCAAGTAAGGAAGGTCAGCGTCTTGAATGGACAATAATCCACCTTCGGCTGACAATACAACGGGGCTTGGCAACGTCTTGATTAGACTTGTCTTACCCGCACCAGCCTGTCCGTAGACAAGCAATTTGACACCGTTGGCACTGAGGCCGCTGGTGCGCTTTAACGATATAGCCATGTGGCTCTCCTTCTCTGTTTGCGCTTCCGTCTGGACTCAGTTCGAAGCGTGGCTGGATCATAGCATAGTTTTGTGCTACAGTGTCAACAACTTTTTAACAACAAGGCAAAAAAAGATGAGTGACCTCGCAAGTATCCTTGGTGGCCCGTGGTCGCCACCAGCCGAAAAGCACGTTGATTCCCCTGAAGATCAATTAAAAGACGCCATGCTTGGCGCAGGTTTGAGGCCGCCTGACGCCATACATTTAGACGGCAAGCTGCACCGTTTTAACAGTGGCACGAAGGGTGAGAAAGGTCACGATAAGCCTGGTTGGTACATAGCCTTTAATGATGGCGTACCGGCAGGGCGCTTTGGTTGCTGGCGCTCTGGCGTTGAGTTGACTTGGAAAGCGGAGATTGGACGCAGCCTCACGGTGGCAGAAGAAATGGCGCAGTCTCGCAGACTATCAGAGGCCAAAACCCAGCGTGATACGGAGCAGGCTAAAACCCGCGAAGTGGCAGCGAAGACCGTGGAGATCATTTGGTCAGAGGGAAGCGTAGCAAGCCCAGAACACCCCTATTTGGCTAAGAAAAAAATTGCACCGCACGGTGCGAGGGTAACGGGCGATGGGCGCTTGATGGTGCCTTTGTATAACGAGGATGGGGAACTGTCCAGCATCCAATACATAGCCGGTGACGGAGATAAGAAGTATCACCCAGGTGGTAAGACCGGCTCTATGTTTTGGCTGCTTGGCAGCATGGATGACGCCGATACGCTTTACATTGCCGAGGGCTTTGCAACAGCGGCCACCATAGCCGAAGTGACAGGCAAGCCCTGCGCGGTGGCTTACAGCGCTAGCAATTTGGTGCCAGTGACTGGAATTCTTAAAGCAAGTTACCTAACGATTGATATTTGCATTGTGGCCGACCATGACGCCAGTGGCGTGGGCCAACGCTACGCAGAGCAGGCAAGCGCAAAGTATGGTGTCCGTATGACAATGCCGCCGGTTTTAGGTGACGCCAATGACTACGTTCAAGAGGGCAATGATTTGGCGCTGCTTTTAAAGCCATTGGCCGCAACAGACTATTTAGTCCATGCCGATGGGTTTTCAGAGCAGCCAGCGCCTATTTCGTGGCTTGTGAAGCACTGGATACAAGACCAAGCCCTAGTAATGGTGCATGGCCCTAGTGGTGGTGGTAAGACCTTTGTGACTTTGGATTGGATGTTGCACATTGCAAGTGGCAAAACAAGCTGGTTCGGCCACAAAGTTAGACCAGGCAATATGGTGTATTTGGCCGGTGAAGGGCACCACGGTTTGCGAAGCAGGATAGCGGCGTGGAAGCACCATAACCACGTCACGTCACTAAATATGTGGGTAAGCAAGTCAGGGCTAGACCTGAACACGACAGAAGGCTACTTAAAGGTATTAGAGGCAGTCAGGGCACTCAAGATCAAGCCAAGCGTGATCACAGTAGACACCTTGCACCGCTTTATGGCCGGTGACGAAAACAGCGCACAGGACGCGAAAACCATGCTAGACGCCTGCGCGGCACTGATGCAGGAGTTTGGCTGCACCGTCATTCTGGTTCACCATACCGGCGTATCTGATGAAGCCCAGCACCGTGCCCGAGGTTCTAGCGCTTGGCGTGGCGCATTAGACATCGAGATTAGCGTAATACCCGCCAAGGGCGACAAGTCGATTGAGATTGTGCAGCGCAAGAGCAAAGACGCTGAGATGGCAGCGCCAGTCTATGTTGACTTGCAATCAGTAGCAATACCTGGTTGGCTGGATGAAGATGGCGAGGCCGTTTCCAGCGCAGTAGTGGTTAAAGGAGAAATGCCGGAAACAAAGCAGAAGGATAAGTCTCTAGGGTTTGCCGACTTTGAAAAAGCCTGGTGGACTTCAGGTGTTGAAGACCGAGGCGGCGCACCGTACCTCACCAAGTCTGTGATGCGCGAGTACGCTGTTGCGAATGGAATTTCAATCTTTCCTGGAGCTAAAGCGGAAGGCTCTAGACGCAATCTGATTGATGGAAAAGATGCCAGATACATCAACAACTTGATTGAGGCTGGATTGATTGAAGTTCATGAGAACGGCTGGATCGTCATTGATCCAGGAATGTCGTCAGGAATGATGTTGAAAAAAAACAGTTGACACGCCAAGAACTGTGATAAACTTTAGCACATGAACCCAAAGTCCTTTGATTTAAAAACGTGTAAAAGCTTAGTAGGCGATGACTTGGTTCGCATTCTTGAAGCTGATGCTAAAGATGCGGCTGAGTCTTTTAGGGATCGTTCTGCGATTTGGCGCGATGTTCCAACGGATGGCTTGATTAAAGAAGCAAAAACGTATTGGGAAACAATTGAACATACAGCGCAACTTACCGTTTGGTTTGCAGCGCATCAACAAAGAAAGAGCAAATTAGATCGAATGCCAGATAGTAATTATTTTTTATGAACCGACTTACACAACTCAAAGCCAAGCTAAGAGCCGCGCAAGCGGAACTAGCTATCCGCACTCGGACGCACAACAGTGCATCTCGGGCTTACAACAAGATCACGGCACGCATTGCCGATTTGGAGAAAAAAATTGCTGACTTGGCGCAAATTTCAGAGTGAACTGCCTAATTACAGCGAGACTGACTTGTTGGTTTTGTTGCAAGAAGAGCGCGCAAAGCACAGGCGCGTATCCATGCTAGAGCGTATCCACCAACGCTACTGCACCCTCAGAGCCAATCGGGAACGGTTGGAAATTTTGAAAGAAGGAAACAAACCGTGAATGCAAGACCAGGTAAATATTTTGCTTTTGGCCCTTACAAGGCCGAAGCCATTGGCCCCAATGGATGGTGGGGCATTATGAACAAACACAACATTAATTGTTTGACGTTGGGTGACGGTCGAGTTTTTACTAATGAAACCGAAGCTAAAAAGTTAGCAAACGAATGGAATGAAGGAAAAGTGTTTGAATATTTGACAGACCCGTATCAACCGCCAGTTACAAAAAGGTGGACAGACGCAGAAATGTCAGCATATATTCTTAGCCGCCGATTTGTAAACGGGCGCTGGTGGTCGCCAACGGAAATTGATGCTGGGTATCATTTACAAAAGAAAACAAAATTATTTTACAACTGAAAGAAGAAAACAAACCATGACCAACGAAGAAGAAAACATTGACAACCCCCCGCTGTGGATGATGTTTGTCACCGGCGTGTGGACGATGCTCGCCCTCATTGGCATCTTTAGCTTTGGCATGATGTGCCTTGGGTACTGGTGGGCTAAGACATGAGTTGGCCCTTCCCGCCCTTCCCTATGCCGGTGCCCGTAAACGTGCCGCCGGTTAAGTTCAACCCCGACAACCACGAGGATGCACTGATATGAAGATCACAATTGAATTTAATCTCCCTGAAGACGGGGACAAGTACCGAAGCACAATCAACTCGGGCGCTGCTTGGGATGCCTTGCAGCAAGTCCACTACAAACTTAAGCAGCATCTGAAACACGATGTTGTATTGAATTTGGAACAGCTACTCGCCTTTGTATCGGAAACTATATCAACATCAGACCAAGGACTAGAACTATGAAACTCTATAACGTGCCAAGAAATAGCAAGATCATGCTAAGTAATGGTGTGGTTCTCTTATTCCACCATATTGATGGGATGTACAGCGTGTGTACAGATGAGAACGGCGACATATACCACATCAGCGCCAGCGAAGAAGTAACAATTGGGGTGCCTGTAGGTATTGGTGGTTTTGCTACTACCACATCTACACCAGCACAGCCAGTGCAGGACAGGCTGGACAATGATTTTTTTAAATCTCTTGCAAAGAAAAACCAAAGCCCAGATCAGCGCCCGTGGGTAGGGCTGACGAATAAGGACATCATTGAGATGTGGCCTCAAACATCAACAGTCGGATGGGATGACATTCGTTTAATTGAGGCCAAACTCAAGGAGAAGAACACATGACTAGAGTACGAGTCAGAGACTGGGCCGCAGAGCGCAAAGCGCGGGAACTGCAAAAGCTGCTTAATGAAGTTGACCCGACACGCACTACGCCGCCACCTACGCCATCGCCAGCCATGAGTTTATGGGAGCGCCCCGAATACCGGCCAGAGCAGATGACACCTGTTAGGCCAGGGGCTGACAGCCACCAACGATACAAGAGCAGAGGGATGTAATGGAGCAACGCTACTTTGCCGGTGGGCAGGAGTTTTTTTACCCTCACGCCGGAGACCCCAAGCCGCCAGAGAACACAAAGTTATTACTACTCACGCATGGCGGTGTATGTACAACAGGCATTTGGCACCGTGATTGGTGCTTGGGCTGGTTGCCCTTACCAAAACGAAACATGGATAAGGAGGATGCGAAATGAGTCCAAAGGAGTTGCTTCTGCATAATATAGGCGGTGTTTACACCGAGAAGCTAGAAGGAGCTAAGTATGCGTCCCTTAACTGGGGTGCTAGCTTTGAACATGGCTTGCGCCGTTTGGAGCTGATAGCTGATGACCACACCTACACATTTAAAACTACGGAACAACGCTTTGACTTCAAAAACAAACAGCCATATGGGCCTTAAACAGCTACGTTGGCACCAAAAACCCTGCACGCTTGGTGTGTCTGGCAACGCCAAACTCAGCGCCGAATATGATGATGATGACAGGCACCACAAACGCAGAATTGCATTGTTAATAGCCGAGTTGAAAGACTTGGCTATTACAAAAAACTGCTACATAGCAAAAGACGATTTGATTCAAATGTACGATAAAGCTATGCAGACACTATGAACGATCTGCCTAATTTTGCCGCTTGGTCAAACAAAAACTTGGCTAACTTTGCGAAGGACGCTTACCTGAAAATGCAAGAGCAGCAGGACGTTATAGAAGCACTTAAAAACGATCTTAGCTTTGCTATGAAAGAACTTAGAAAAGTTGTAATTTCGCAGCAAAAAACCTTGTAATTTTAATGTTGTAAGATGTTTTTGCAGCATCCCGCTGTACCCCATTTTTGGAGACTTCTATGTTTTTTACTGTAGCTGTTGACATGGCCGACGGTGGCTTTTTTGAGTACTCTACCGAGTCCATTCTGAAGTTTTTGCAGACTGTGCAAATGTTGGGCAACCCCGACATCGAGGAGGTGGAAGACGACGAGGAGATAGATATTTCTGATGAGATTGCCAATCACTTCGTTGAAGGCGAAGAGTACGAATACGACGAAGACGCTGATTGCTGGTGCTGGTACGACGAAGAACACGAGGCTTGGTACTGGCTTGATGTTGTTTCCGGCGAATGGTTGTTGGTTGAGGACGCTGACGGATACGAAGTTGAAGAAAAAGAATCGTAAGCTGTTTAAGTGTTTTTATAAGGACAAAATTGAGAGTTTACTTGCGTGAATTTTCTTTTTTGTTCTTTAAAGGCCACTTACGTCAATCACTTCTCCGCGAAATTCTACTTGACCATCTGTCCATTTATGCACCAATTCAGGCCAAAGCAGTTTTCCATCTTTGATTGTCAATACGGCAAAGCCAGACCGGTGGTTTAACGGGTTTCCTTCAGAGTAATCAAACTGTGGGCCGTAAGGCTCTGCCAAAGTGCCTGTATCTACGCCAAAACGGTTGCCACTGTAGTCTGCATAAGGTGTAACCTTTAAACTGTGCAAATGGCCCGTTACAATTGTTTTTCCAGCCCCTACCGTATTGTTGTGGGTAGCGTGTACGCCTCCCTTGTATCGGTGCTTAACAATGATGTCATCAGTAACCCAAGTGAGCATACAAAATGACCAGTTTTGGAAGTGGTCAGATAGCCTAAATCCTGGTGTCTGAACGTATTGTGGAGCATTGGCAGCCAAGCGCGTTTCAAATCGAGAATCGTGATTGCCCATCGTAAAAATTAGCTTTACATTGTTTCGCGCTTTTTTTGCAACTTCTTCTATCTCACCCAACATTTCTTTACAAGAATTTAATTCATCAATCACGCTTGGCGTTCTAGCCCAACCCAAAGGTGGATGGCGAGAAATAGATGCGCCGTCAAAAGCATCCCCATTGCAAATAACTGCTTTCGGTTGTAGCTTTTCAATCGCCCACAATAGGCCCTGAAAAGCAGTAGTCCGTATCCCAGGCCAGAAATGAGCGTCAGAAAAAACAATAACTGTGCCATTTTCAATTCCAAGTTCAGATTTGGGTCTTATAGGTGAAGCGGTGTACGATTCTTTGTTAGTAGCCAAGCTGACATTAAGTTTGTTTTCTATGTGATTTCTGCGCCTATAAACGCCACGTTCATTGACGCCAATAGCCTTTGCCATTTTTAAAGGTGACTGATGAACGTTCCAAAGTTCTATAAATTCCTCATCCGAGACATTCATGTTAAATCCTTGGTTTTAGAAACTTTTAGAACTTAACACATTTATGTTACGCAAGCTGACGGGTTCCCTGCCGGTCAATGATAAGAGCCTGCCTGCGGGGCGGGTGGTTTGAATGGTTTGGAATGCTGATATGCGTCCAAGCGTCAAACTCACGGATGATCTGGTCATAGGCTAAACCAGAGGAAATGATGGAGCGTACAACGGCATCTGGGGTCATTCCGGGAACACGGATGTCCGCAGCACAGCCCACTCGATGTTGGGACGTATCTTTGGAGCCGACTGCATCGTTGACCGCTTTAGATCGGAAGGCGGAGTTGACCATGACGGGTTTATTTCCAAGCGCCACCTTGACCAACTCCAGAAACTCAGCCAGTCGTACCAGATTTGCTCGTTCTTCGTCATTTGGCGTGTTGTCCAGCGTCCGGTGGTCGGTGTGGGTTAACTCGTCGAGGGTGAAATGCGGAGACAAGTTCATTGCGCTGCTACGCCTTTGATTTTCTCAATGGTACGCAAGCCACCAAGCCCAAGCATACCCATAAGGACAGGCAGCATCTCAGTAAGATTAGCTGGCGACAAAGGAATGTCAATCTGGTAAACCTTTAGCGCCATTGCTGCAATAGGTAATCCAATCCAATTCCACGCACAAGCCGCGCCGCAGACCCAGCCGATAAATGGACGCCAACCAGAAACAAAAACACTGGGGTTTGCCGCCTCCACCTTGTTGATGTCTAGCTGCCCTTGGACAATCATTACGGCTGCGGCAAGCTGCTGCTTTTCAGCCTCAGTCTTGTCAGGCCATATTTTGTTGATAGCCGTGTTGACTAAACCGGATATTGCACCAAGGTCCATTATTTATCCTGTTTGTTGTCTAGTTTGTCAAAAATCTTGCCCAGCATATCCCGAATGTCTTTTAGATCAGACCTGTAGTCGTCCTTGGAAAGATATATCTTGGGCAAGTCCTCACGCATCTTAGACAGGTCAACTTTTAATTCTTTGACCGCCGCCCAAAGTTCACGGGCAAACCAGCCAATTACAAGCATTACGGTGCTGAGGCCGATGTTTAGGAGTTGCTGGGTTTCCATGATGTTACTTTGCTAGGGCGTTTTGGTTTTCTTGCTGAGGAGCAAGGGCGTTAACTGGTTGCTCTTGCCTTGTGGCAATTCTTGCCGAAATTGTACCCGCCTTACCCCAAGATTCGGGGTCAGACAACACGCGAAGAACTTTGCTTTTTTCAGCTGCTGGCAATGTATTTAACATTTCCAATGCGCTTTTTCCAGACGCCATACCTTTTTGCATTTCGGCAAAAATTTTCTTGTCAAGGCGTTTTTCTAAGATGTCCAATGTTAAATTGGCCGCTGTAGTAGCGCGGTTTAAAAGACTTGGAAAGCGCAAACGAAATGAATCTTCGCCAATTACTTTTCCAAGTGCTTCGGTTCCAGCGGTTGCCGCTTCTTTCATTGCAGCATTGCGCTCAACATTACTAGCCACTTTTTCTAAAGTAGGCATCTTGCTGCCCATCTCTTTAAAAATGTCGTAACTGCCTGGTCCAAAGATGGCTTCTACCGCATCTGGGTTGTTACCTCGAACTAACTTAACGTATTCATTTGGTGCGTTTTCAAACAACTTTGCTGCTTGTGCTGCCATTGCTTTTTGGTCAATGGCTTGCATACCTTGAGAATACGTTTTAAGGTAATCTTTCCAACCTGTGCCGCCAGCTTTTTCAATAGCATCATCAATAAGTGGACGAACTTCTTGCAGTACATTTCGCGTCACTTTGGCGCTTATCTTGGGATCGGTTTGCCCCATGATTTGCATGATGCGCTCGTTGATGCCTTCTTTGCGAAGGGTGTAAAGATCATGTGCGTCAATGACGCCGCCACCTTTTTCGGTCAAATTGGCAATGTCGTCTTTAACTGCCTGCAAAACCTTGGTCATGTTAGAACTGGCACGAAGTCCCGGCGTAGAAAGTTTTTGGTCAATTGCTGCTGTAATGCTTCCAGCATCCAATGGCCTCAAACCATGAGCCTCAAGACTGCCAATTTGACGCTCAATAAATCCAGCCTCCGCGCGGCGTTGTTTTGCAATGTTTGCAAATTCATCAGAAGCCTGCTGCCATTGCTCCGATACAAAACGATTGGCACTTTCAATGCGCCTATCATTTGCACCGGGCACAGTTGATTCTGAAACACCTCCGCGAGCAGCTTGAGAACGTGCAACCATTAACCGTCTAGCAGCATCATCTGCAACATTTGCACGTTGCAATGCTTCTGTCCCCGCATGAATGCCAGATACGCCAGGTGCTGGTGTGCCAGCCGCACCAGAAGGTAGGTTTGCTGGCATTCCTTCACGCAACGCATTTACCATGCTTGCTTGACGTTGCTCCAGCTTGGGTGCTAATTGATTAATGGTTTGGTTGGCCTGATTAGCCGCTTGCAAAGGCACATTTCTCAGGTCGGCAGTTAATTGATTCAGTCGTTTAATTGACTGCTCATATGCTGCCCGCATCTGTGTTTCATTGCCACCTTCAGCCATGCGTTGCAATGCAGATAAATCATTTGCTGCTTGCTGCTTTAACAAAGTAGACCTTTGGTCTGTTTTGCCAGCCATCTCACCAAACGCTTGCCAAGCATCTTTCTTAATTCCTGATGTGGCTTGTGCGGCAGTTACATCTTCTGGTGCAGCGGCAAGTGCGGCGCGAATTGCACCAATACGTTCACCAGCAACTTCACGCGCAATTTTTCCAGCGCCAACAGCAGGAAGTTGTCCACTAAAAGCATCAACTAAAAATCCTGCACTTTTAGCCAGACCCTTAACAATAGGCGGCGCTGCAACAGCCAGACCTGCACCAACACTAGTGCCAGCACCAATTTCGTCAGGGTTAGTAAGCGCCGCAGTTGCGCCGCCAGTCACGCCACCACCAACTACACGCGCACCAATGTCGGCAGCGCGGGTTGATAAGGGGATTGCTTGAGGTGCAACCCCAGGAACAACTTTAGCAGCGGGCAACAAACCAGAACTAAAACCAGATGACCGCAAAGCATTTACGATTGGATTAATGACGGTTGGTGCATATGGTGCTACTGTTGCTAATGGTCTAGCTATTACGCCACCAAGTGGAGCAGTAATAGCAGTTTGTCCAGCGAATTCCCCACCAAATTGCGCCGCTTTTAATGGCTCTGTTGTTGGTTCTGCCCAACCAAGCTGCGTATAAAATTTGCGGGTGGTTTCAGGAAATATTGGGGAAACCAAACCTCTAATCGTAGCCAATGAACCCTGTGCCTCTGCAACAGGCTCTGGTGCTGTTGTGAACATACTGGGCAATTTTGGCGTTGACACCTCTCGACGAGGAGTATACGCACCCATAGTTCCCTCTTGGGTACTTGCAGTTCGACCCACTGGAATACCACCAGTAGGTATTGCGACAGGTGTAGCAAATAACTCTTTGGCTTTTGCTATAACTTGGTCATCTGTTGCGCCCGATGGCCCCTCAATTTCGCGGATAGCACCGCTAGGGTCGCGCACCTTGTAAAT